TCATTTCTAGAGGGAGATATTTCTTGAATCCATAATTTTTCATTTATGTTATCGTATCCAACTCTTTTATTTAATAAGGTTATTTCAGTTTTAAATATACCATTGTTATATCCAGCTTCTTTAATCAATCTCTCCGCATCTATAAAATACTCATTTGGAAATTGAAACGCTTGTAATTTTGTTCCATCTGCAATTAAAAAATAATCTTTAATGTTTTGTGAACTAAGTGGTACATATCTAACTAACTTACCTTCATTACCTTGAGGTAATTGGTTTTCATTAGCATCATAAATAATAAATTCAATCATATCGGAATCAGAGAATCCGAAAAATGATTGCAGGTTTCCTTCTTCGAATATTTCTCTATCTTTAGTAGAGATTCGATACCCTTTATTATCTATTATTTCTTTAAATGTTTTAATTGCCATTATTAACCTCTATTTTTTCTTAAATCAGTTTTGATAGTTACTTCATCGGTTGTAGCATCTGCAAATGTAACTTTAACTTTTAGTGCCAATCCAGTATAATTTGTAGCTTTTCCCTTCCAACCAATTGTTCTTCTTCTTGGTTTAATACCTTTTTTCTTAGATGTACCAATTACTGAATTATTAAATTCACAATCATATGTTTCAGAAGTTTCAGGTTCAATTGAACTTGCTCCTGATTTAACTGTGAACCACTTTGGGTCACCATTAAATTCAAATGCTATATTAGTTATTTTATTATTAGTAGTAACATTACTTACTTCTAATGTATTTGTCATTTTACGAGAACCAGCATCTTTAGCACTACACTTAGCGTATAAATCAGCTGATAATTGTCCTGCATCACCATCTCCATTATTTACCTTAACAGTAAATCCATTATCACCTCCACTAATAGCACCTTCTGCAGTTTGTGCTGCTAATCCAAATAGTTGTTCTCTTAGTGATTCATTTTCTTGTAGTAATGCTTCAACTCTAGCAGTTAACGATACTCTAGCTATTGCTTCGTTAATTGAATTCTGAATTGCGTTTTGTAAATCTATGGTTGTTTCGCCAATTTGTTGATTTGCAATTTCAGATTGTTGACTTGCTATATTTGCTTTTAATTCTTCATTCTCAAGTTGAATTTGTAATGTTTCAACAAGTGTTTGTAGTTCAGCTATGGATGCATCTCTCTCACCAATAGTAGTATTTAATCTTTCTATTAATAAGTTTAATTCAGTTATTCTATCAAGAGCTTCTTGGTATATTGTACGAAGAACCATTGGTGGTCCATCAACAACATCATTTGGTAAAAGTTCAAATATAGTAGTATCAATTGATTTCTTTAGTTCCTTTGTATTATATTTAGGTCTTACTAATTTACCAGCAATGATACCATCACTTGAATCAGATTCTCTAAACAAGCGAATACCAGAATCATTTGTTTGTGGTAAAGCATCTGAACCACTAACAAATATCTTAGCAACTTGTGCTTCGTTTTTTAATCCGCTATTCTTCATTCGTTATTATGAAATTAAACTAAATGTGTAATCGTTATCAAAGAAATAATCAACTCCACTAATAGTAATTTTAAATTCTATATTATATACTCTATCAACTTCCCAATTGGATAAATTCAGTTTAAAGAAGTTACCCTCAGTATCACAACTTAATTTTGTGTAATTACTAAATGGAACCACTACATCTCCTGAATGATAATCACATACTTGATAATATGATGTTGTTGGTAAGAATTTACTTATACCATATTGTGCCGTAGATGAAAATGTTTTTGTTGGAAATAAATCTCTACCAACTACTCTCAATTTAGGTGTTGTATTTACTTTATATTGTTTTTTGAAATTTCTGATTCCAACTTTTATTTCTTCTGATGTAAGTTCAGTTAATGAACCTGTTGTAAATGATACATCATTCCAGCCTATTCTGACCTTTGGTTGGTGTATTGTATTTGTTTCTTTACTAAAGAACTTTAAGATTCCATAATCATTAGTATCTTCTTCAAATTCATTTGAATGCTTTACAATCAAACCCTCATTATTAATAGAACCACTTAACCAACTTTGGAAAATTGTAGTTATATCAGTATCAACATCTTCAGTCTTATATGTAAATGTTTTAGAACTATTTAAATTAGAATACCAAACACCACCTCTTCCTGCAAACGAACCAGTTGAATTAGTAGCAAATACAATATTACCACCTACTACATTGTTTACCCATCTAAGTGATGAATCACCTTCTCTATAATTCCAAGTTACTCCCGCAGTTTCTATATTATCAAATCTAGTGCCCTTTCCCATCTCCCAGCTTTGTGAAACTGGATATATGTTAATATCAAATTGTAATGGTACTTCTTCTGATTCAGCTTCTTTTAATATAAGTTTTGCTTCTTCAAATCCAACACTACCATTAGATAGTGATGATGAGAATCCATTAGTTTCAAATTTAAGGAGTGCTCTTGATACATCTTTAACACCACCATAGTAAACCTTACTTACTTCCAATACCTCATCTAAACCAGCGTTTTGGTCTGGTTGTTGTAAGTAAACCGATGCATCCTTTGATGCTGTTAGAAAATAGTATGCCATTATTTTGCTCTTCCTTTTATATCCGAATCTGGAAATTTAATTTCAAAAACTGATGGGTCTAAAGATGGATATAAAATCTTATCTTTAATAGCCGCTTCTACATTGTATGCGTTTGGTGCATATTGACCACCACACTTATTTACAATTTTTAATTTAGGAACCGAACTAACTCCATCAACATTTGCTATAATCAATTCTAATTCAGAAATGTTAATTGTGTTATTAAATGTAAAACTATCTATGTTAAAATAATCTTTTAATTCTGATATACATTCAGATAGTACTTCACTCTTATTGTAATTTTTTAATGTTACTATTTCAAACTCTAAACCTATATTAATTATAAAACCATCATTGATGTTTATACCATCAGTTAAAATTTTATATTCAGCTAAATATGTTTTTAAGTTTTCTTTTATTGCTCTATTAAGAACTGATAATTTTTTATTTGAATCATATCCTAATAAATAAAGATTTATTGCAAATGGATTATTTTTTTCATTATCATTTGAAGTCTTTCCAACTAAGAATTTTTTAATTTCATCTTGAATAAGTTGCTTATCAACTTCACCCGCTCCTTCTTCTCTATTTACAAAGGTATCAACTAGCTCAGTAAACTCTCTAAGGACTTGTGGTGAAGCTAAAATAGAAGAAGGTGAGTTGTTATCCAATGAACCATCCGATGTAGCATATGCTTTTGCAATAGCTCCAAACTTAGTTGGCATTGATAAAGCTCTTATCTGATAATCCTTTGATGTTACTGCTCTATTTTGTGAACCAAAATTTGCTAATGCGTTTTGTCTAATCTCTTCAATCGTATCACCACCCTTACCACCAATTGCAGGAACTTCGTTATCAATTGCTATTGAGTTCTTAGCTGCATTATATAATCCCAATTGGGCTGCTGTGAATAATTCGGTATCCTCTTCATATTCTACTCCATTGATTTGAGTAATTGTACCTTTCTTAACATTTGATTCAACACCACCACCAACTAAATACTTTACAGTCATAGTTGTATTAGATGGAGATTGTCCATATGTTTTTGTTTTCAAGAAGTTAGTTGGGTCAAATGATTCTTCTAATTTAGAAATTGAGTTAGGTAATCCCAATCCTACATTTTTAAAAGAAGGAATAATCGTCTCCTCACTAACCGTAGGGTCTCCACTACCAAATTGAATAGTTGTTGTACTATTTGGATTCACTTGTTTTACAAATCTACGAGATGTTTTAAGTGTATTTAAAATATAAGGGGTAGTTGATTTAAATTGAAATAAATCAGGATCATTATTTTCGGTATTTGGATAATCAGTAAATACCAACTCTTGAGCTAAATAAGGAACTTCATAAAATTTATTTCCATCGGAATCCCTCACATCATATATGTCTATAATATTAGTATCTGATAAATCTATACTTTGAAATTCTTTAAATGCCCCAAAAGATACTTCTACTTCCTTTACTTCAGCTGATATTGCGTTTACTTGTTTTTTAACTAAGTAAAACGATGCTTCACCGCTAACACCATCCCTTTGATATATTGTAATTTCTCTATCAAGCTCATCAGAAAAATCTACAACATCTTGAGTAATAAATTGTACCCCATTTGTAGATTCACATCTCATTCCTTCTTTAATTCTTAAAAAATAAGTTGAATCAAATGTATTATCGCCACCACTTCCAATTGATGGAACTAATTGATAAACCGAAAGACTTGTTACTGATGGTGCTGATACTTTTGGTTTATATCCTAAGTATTGTGAAAGTGCTATTACATTTTCAATATCATCAGCATGAACCATTAATGATTCTTTCAAAGTATCATCTACATAGTATGAAAGTGAATCACCAACATAAGATGCCATTTCAATGAACATCATACCTGGAGATGATTCGTTAAAATCCGAATATGTTTGGGGGAAGTAAGTTTTAGCGAACTCAATTAGATTTCCTCTGAATTGAGAAAAATCCTTATTAAGATATTTTATATCTTTACCCCTGCCTTTAAAGTTCTTTGATGTTTTTGTTATTGCCATATCGTATTATCCCTGTACTGTGAATGTTAGAGTTTCTAAATTAATATCATCTCCTATTCTAAATTTAATTGAAACGTTTAGTTTGTTGTTATCTCTCAATTCATCAGTTGATTCAATATCAATCTCTTCCGCTGTAACATAAGGTAACCATTGCTTTAAACTATCATTTATAGTATCTTCAATTCTACCTTCTAAATCATCTACATTTTGTTCAAACAATAATGATTGTAAACCACTACCAAATTGGGGTTGTAAGATACGTTCCCCTCTCTTAGTAAGTAGAAGATTTTTAATATTTGATTTAATCTGGTCTTTGGTTTGAAAAGATTGCTCGAAAGTACTCTCACCAAATGTTAATGGTAAAGTAATACCAATTGCATAATTGTTATATGCAACTGTATCTTTAACTATTCTTCTTCCTAACTCAACTGCCATAATCTATATTACATTCCAGGTCTCCAAGGACCTTTTGATTTATCCCAAGCTTTTATTAACTGAGAATTATCTCTATTTAAAACTCTATCCAATCCAGCTAGTCCAGTTGATACTCCCAATCCAGATTTAACTCCAGTTGGTTTCATATCACCATAACCCATTTTATCAGCTATACTTTGTGCTCCCAATGTATGAGTTGAGTTTGAATCAAACTCCATTGTTCTTTCAGAAACTTCAGTTGGTGCACCAGCATAAGCAGGTGGTTGTCTATCTAATACACTTCTAGATGTATTTTCACTTATACTAAGTGGTTGTGTTTGTTGTAATACCTTGTTTAACATTGGGTTTTTACTTAAAACTCTTTCTGTTTGGATTGGTCTTTCCTCAACATTATTATCCATAAATGTTGGTTGCTTTGGTGTTATGGCTTTTTTAAGTTGTTTGTTTTCTCTTAACAACTTTGCCATTTCTTTCTTTACACCTTCTTTGACTAGT